TCTTACGTAGCTAAACGTTAGGAGAGATGCGGACCAAATAAGTACAACAACTTTCACTAAATTACCAAGAACTTCACTCTTATCTTCATCATGGTCCTTATGCTCTTCTACTTTAGCTTTGGGTTTTCCAAGCATGAGTATAGAGTAAGGCAATACTATTTATTACCTTCAAATAATTTGATAAAATATTCAGCGTCTACAACAACCAGTGGTTTCTTTCTGTTCTTCTTCATAACTACAATAGGCTCATAGTCACCAGCGTTTGCCACTGCTTGTTCGTAAGCATCCCAAACATTAAGTCTTTCTACATTTTTACATTCGATACTGTGGGGGAACTTTTCTCTAGCAGCACGTGCCATGATGAGATCTTCTCCACCTGCACCCATAGATCGAGACTCGATATCCTCTGGATGGACATCAAGAATCTCGATCAACATTTGGCGAACCCACTTTTGTAAGTTTCTACCTTTTGCTTTTGCGCTTTGTGTTTTCATTAGTCTTCATATAATTGTCCTCGCTCCCTAATCCCACGGATCTGGTATTTCATTCTTATTGCTTGTAGTTGCCACGCTTCTGCCAGACTTTGTGGACCTAGTTTTAACAGGGTCCACTGCTTGTCTGTCAGTTCTGGGTCTGCTATCGCCCGTGCCTTCCAACCATTCCCAAAATCGTTGGTCATAACTTGAAACCAGCGAACGTATCTTTCTTAACATCCTGCTTAATACCTCCAATAACATATGACTCAACTTCAGTCTCCTGAGGAGCAACTTGTAGACCTTTAGAAGACAACCAATGCTCAGTCCAGGGAAGGGGATTGTTGTTAGCAGGAACATCAAAGACAGGCTTGAGTCCAATAGACTTCATCCTACGATTAGCGGTCCACTCAACATATTTTTGAAGAAGTTTGGCATTAAGACCGATGATAGATCCATCTTTAAAGAGATAATCTGCCCAAACTTTCTCTTCTTCAACACACTGCTTGAACATTTCAATAACGTTATCCTGTTCTTCTTCAGCAATTCTGACAAAATCAGGATCATCACCTTTCAACCAGTTGTTGATGATGTTCATGCTCACAGTCATGTGTTGTGACTCGTCTCTGGCAATGAGTCCGATGACTTTGGCAGATCCTTCCAGGAGTTTAAGTTCGCCAAAGGCGAAACTACATGCAAACGAGACGTAGAACCTAATGCCTTCAAGAATGTAGACATTAACAACCGCCTTGTACAGTTTTCGTTTGAGATCATAGAGAGTATCTAGTGCTGAATCTACATCTTCTAAAGCATGTTCCCACATGTTACCAGCACCCCACTCCTGTGCTGCCTGTAGAAACTCATCATAAGCATGGGTCACCGACTTAGCACGTGAGAGAATCTTATCATCCTCTAGAATCTTATCAAACACCTCGGAAGGGTCAGCATACACGTTCTTGATAATGTGAGTGTAAGAGCGACTGTGGACCATTTCCATGGTCTGCCAGATGTTCATACATCCTTCTAGTTCAGGGAGTGAGCAGAAAGGACTAAAAGCCATCCCAGGACCACGCCCTTGTACAGAATCCAAGAGGATTTGGTACTTAAGGTTACTAGTGAAGATGTGCTTTTGTGCTTCATTAAGTGTCTGATAGTCGGCACGATCTTTCTGTAGTGATACTTCTTCTGGACGCCAAAAATAACCTAGTTGCTGTTGAGTGAGTTTATCAAAGATAGGATACTTAAATTTATCATAACGTTGGACCCCAAGAGGGGGTCCAAAGAACATCTTCTGTTTAGTATTGTCAACGATGCTGGTATTGAACACTGTCATACCTTTGGGGCGTTTTGGTTCGGTCACTCTAAATTTTGCAACTGTCACAATCTTCTTCCTCTGCTTGTAAAATGTCGTTTAGTAGGTCTTCGATGCTTTGTCGTTTCTCTTCTGTTACTTCATCTGTTTTGCTATCGTATGTGTTCTGGTAGTAGGAAGTCTTCCAACCGTATTTGTATGTAGTCAAGAAATCTTGTGCCATAACAGACACAGGAACCTCATTGTCAGGATAATTTTCTGGGTTATAAGACCAGTTCCCACTGATAGCCTGGTCGAAGAACTTCTGCATCACAGCGACAACATTAATATATCCTTCGTTGGACTTCATGTCCCATAAAAGAGTGTAATTATTCTTCAGCGTAGAATACTGTGGAACAATTTGCTTAAGAGGTCCTTTCTTTGACTTCTTAACGGACAAGTAGTCTCTAGGTGGTTCGATTCCATTGGTTTCATTTGACACAACGGAACTGCTTTCTGATGGCATTTGTGCGGACAATGTACTGTGTCGGAGTCCGTTTTGCTGGATAGATAACCTAAGAGATGACCAATCATGTCTCAATTTGTTGGGGACGATTTCATCGACATCGACTTTATAAGTGTCGATTGGGAGGATACCGTCTGAATACTTCGTTCGATCGAAATAAGTACACTTCCCTTTTTCAATGGCAAGTTGGTTGCTTGACTTAAGCAGATAGTACTGGAAAGATTCAGTGAGGTCGTGGACGAGTTTCCATGCTCCTGGGTCATCGTAGTGTTCTCCGTTACGTGCTAGATAGTGGGCAAGACCAATATAACCAATACCAAGGGAACGACGTGCCTTAGTGCTCACCTCTGCTGCTGTGATTGGATAGTTCTGATAGTCAATTAGTTCTTCTAGACCACGAACAGCAAGATCACAAAGCTCCTCTAGGTCATCAAGGTGCTTTAGTTTACCAACATTAACAGCAGAGAGAATACAAAGAGCAATCTCACCATGTCCATCAATATGTTGAAGTGGTGTAGTGGGAAGAGTAATCTCTTGACAGAGGTTACTCATGTTTACTTTATCTTTAAAGGAAGAGTGGAAGTTACAGTGGTCAATGTTCATGATATAAACACGACCAGTCTCAGCACGTTCCTTAAGAAGGTCAAGAATCAGTTCTTGGGCACCGATTGTTTTACGGGGGATTGATTCATCTGACTCATATTTACAGTATAGATCATCAAAGCCACTGGTCCCAAAATTCTCATAAAGGTGAGGAACATCATGAGGTGAAAAAAGCGAGATGTTCTCATTTTGGATAAACCTTTCATAGAACAGTTTGCTAATTTGAATAGAGTAATCTAGTTTACGAACACGATTGTCCTCAGTTCCTTTATTGTTTTTAAGAACTAGAATGTCTTCGATTTCTTGGTGCCAGATAGGAAAGTGGACAGTAGCTGACCCACCTCGGATCCCGTTTTGTGTACAGCATCTGACAGTTGATTCAAACTTTTTGAGGAAGGGGATAACACCTGTGTGTTGAACCTCTCCGCCTCGGATTTTACTGTTGACACCACGGATTCTACCTGCGTTGATACCGATTCCCGCCCTTTGTGCAACGTATCTGCCAATAGCCATATCGCTAGTAAAGATACTATCGAGGGTGTCATCGCTGTCAACAAGCACACAGCTAGCAAATTGTCGAAGTGGAGTTCGCACTCCCGCCATGATAGGTGTGGGAATGTTGATTTTGTGTTTTGAGATGGCATTGTAATACCTACGAACGTAATCGAGTCTGGATGACAATGGATAATCAGCAAACAGAGTGAGAGCGATCATCATGTACATATATTGTGGAGTCTCAAACGTCTCGCCACTGCTTCTATCCTGCACGAGGTACTTATCAACGACCTGACGTAGACCCGCGTAAGTGAACAAATAGTCACGATCATGATCAATCCAACTATTAACTTTGACCCATTCTTCATCGCTATACTTATCTAGGATATCTTCATCGTAGACTTTGTTAACTGTAGCATTATAGAGAGCTACATCATATACACTCGGCATACCTTCTTGCCAAATGCCTTTATGAAAAACTTGCTTACGAAGACCAAAGAGAAGCAGACGAGCAGCAACAAATTGGTAGTTAGGATTGTCTAGATTAATTAGATCACTAGCAGATCTAATTAGAATCTCTTGAATTTGTTCTGTAGTAATACCATCTTCAAACTGGATACCACTATTCATCTCCACTTGTGAAGCAGAGACGCCTGAGAGACCGCTACATGCCTCTTCAACCATCTTGTGGACCTTATCCAGGTTCAGGGGTTCAACAGAGCCGTCTCGCTTCTGTACGTTGATCATACTCGTTTCCATTCGTTCAGTTTAAGTTGTGCTTCTAGTCCGCTGTAAGTGTTCGATTCTACCAGAGATTGTACGTCATGTCCAGCGAGTGCCATGTCGTTCAGGTCTTTCTCTTTAATAGATTTGGGGAAGATTACTACCTTAGCTCCTGCCGAAATTGATGCTTTAATTTTAGCAACAATCTCTCTTGATCTAGGTTCGTTGTCGTAGGCGTATACGAATCGATAATCAAAAGAGCGGAGGTCAACATCGCTACCACACATAGCAATAGCGTTGGTAAGGAAATGACTGTCAAAGGGTCCTTCTGTGACATATACTTCTTTACTGGGGTCAATACGGTCTAGTCCATACACTTTAGGCATAGACTCATCTAACATAATAGTGATGTATCTAATCTTAGCTTTAGGGGCAAGAGATCTTCCTTGGAAACCAAACATGGTTCCATCTTTATCCCGTAAAGGGATGATTATTCTGGCACTATCTTGGCGAAGAGTATCAAATGTTTTCTTCTGACGATTAGTCCAGTCCTTGAACTTTGGACAGTAGTAAAATAAATCTAGGTCTTCAATTTTTCGACGCTCAAGATAGTCTCGGGCGGGGTGTTCTTTATTTAGTTCGGAAACGGGTGTAAGATCTACTACATTTGAGGTTTTAAAAACAGGAGTCTTGAAGTCAAACTTCGGACTCGCTGTCTGTGTACCCTTACCCGTCAGTCCTTCTTTGTATCTCTCCATGACATACTGGTCATGAAGCATAGGACTTTGGTCTTTTAGAAAATTAGTGAACGTTCGCCCTACTCCACAGTTGTGGCATTTGAACACGAAGTCGTTTTTGATCTTGAAAAAATACCCACGAGCTTTGTTCTGGTATTTCTTAGAGTCTCCACAATAAGGGCAACGAAAATTATACGTTCTATCATTTTTCCTTACAAACTTATTAAGTTGTGGAGAAACCAGTTGAATATATTTGGTATCAAGAAAGCTCACGGACGACTGGATTCACTAGATCCATACTAACAGAAGATCCAGGAGCAGTCAAGAGTCTGACGATAGGTGGGACCACTTGTAACACTGCCACAAGGGTAGCAAGCACAGCACCAGCACCAATAACAAACTTGGCATTGGTATCTACTTTCTTCTGGAGAGTAGAAACTCTCTGGTGCATTTGTTCGTGGTCCTTATCCACCTTGTCTTTCAGATCCTCAATCATTTTGATGATGAGTTTATCTGTCCGTTCGCTTTCTTCCAAGCGTCCTTCATGACGCTCCAAGATTATAGCAATCTTATTGCTATTTTCCGAGATAGTACCAACTGCTCGCTCAAGTTTGTCGAGCATTTCTTTAGACAGGTCTTCATAAATATCGAGTTTGCTTTCAAGGACCGCTAACTTTTGAAGACCGAACGCCATTAGTTGTTCCTGATAGCGAAATCTAAAGCAGACTGATAAGTAACAGCATCTTTGTTAAGCATGTAGCGGAACTGCTGTTGCTTGGGTTCATCCAACTGAGCATAGGTAGCAGCGATACGCTTGGCAGAGAAAGTATCTAGGTTCTGCTGGGTGCCGTCACCAAAAGTAATCTTGGCAAAGGAAGTTTCACCGTTAGGATTTAATTCTGAAGTAGCAACATTCAAAGCAACTTCAAGAGCATCAGTAGTTTCAAGAATCATAGTGTTGTCCATAGTAATTTCTTCATTCTTTTTCAATTTCTTAGTCTGGTCATTCGCTTTCTTCTTGAAATCAGAAAGACGTGCCTTCATAAGTGTGTCCATTTCTTTCGTCTTGGACTGCATCTTCTTCTTAGCGTCATCACGCTTCTTCTGAAGATCCTTAGCACGGTTCAGTTTTTTCATCTGACCGATCTGCTTTTGTGCTCTCTCAGTTTCTGAGGGCACAGCTTCAGAAATAATTGTTTCTTCTACCTGTTCTTTCATTTTCTTACGTTTAGTGATACGAGAGAGCATTGATTTAGCGCCCTTAGTTCTACCATCAACCTTATCCGAGCTCTTATATGTCCTACGCTTCTTAGTATTAACAAACACAAAAGCAGGGGGCATAGCGAGACCGCTACCATCACCTGCCATCATTTCATTCAAATTAGATTCAGTTGCTTCAGACATTCTTGGTTAACATCAACGTTTAAACTTTCGGGTAATCTATTTAAGAAAAGCATAAATGCTTTTAGAATTGACCAATACGTCGCCTCTATCTTAAAAAAGAGTAGAGGCGTAGCAGCATCGTCAAACACATTATACATCACAATGATGTGATTTAATATAAGGTGGGTTTTCAATTCACCAGTGGTATCATACCGACGAAGTAATCTTTTGATATACTTAATTCTATTTAGATCTTCTTCAAAGTCAGTATATGTAACTGACGTTGGATTATCATAATGTTTAATAGCAAACATTACCCAGTTTTCGTGGGTCAACTCATCAAAGATCATAAATTATCAGACAGTAACTGTTACAGCAGCGGTATCAGAAGTGACTTCCTTAGCACCGTTGCTTGAAGTGATCTTGACTCTGTAATCACCAGCATCGGCAGTAGTGACAGCACCAACATCATAGGTAGGTTGATTAGCACCGATGTTATTCCAGCGTCTACCAGACTTCTTCTGCCACTGGTAAGTGAGAAGAGAAGCATCTCCAGGTGGAGTAGAGATAGCATCAACAACCAGACTTAGAACAGCACCATCAGCAACTGTAGTATCAGCTGGTTGAACATTAATTGTGATTAGAGCGGTGATGTCAGCAGCGACATCATCATCAGCGTCAGCAACATTAGCAGGAGCACTCTTGAATGAGGTCAAGTGCTGTGCTTTATGACGGGTTCTACCAGAAGCATCAGTAAAAGTCATATACTCCCACCAACCAGGAGCGGTAAGACCACGTGACTTGTTCTCAGCAAGAGTTGCCTCAGTTTCATCGATGAATACTACTCTACGGGCAGCGGTTGAATAACCCTGAGCACCTTGAACAGTGCTGTCGCCATCAACGATCAGGGTATTATCATGATCATACTTATCAACCGAATCCTTTACAGTTGTATTAAGTACCTTTAAACTTTGAGCGTCTGTTTCAGCGCGACTATACAGGGTCATTGGATATTTACTCCAGTGTTGTTACTTTTCTATTATGTATTTATAAAAAAAGGGGACCTTAGTCCCCTCAATATCATTCAGCAGGTTCTTCTTCTCTAGCGAGAATTGCTTTCTCAACTACAGCAAGAAGTTCATCATCCATTGTGGTCTTAGTTAGAGTGACTGCCTTCTTAAGAATAATAAGACAGAGTTCAACTAGTTTCTCACCGAGTTCTTCGTTGTCGGGAATGTTAGCGACAGCATCACGTACAATTTTTGATGCTAGTGGGAGTAAAAAGGCGAGCATGATCTTAGAGCATAGTGCATGAATTATTTATTCTTGTTTTTATGCTTCCATGCTGTGGCGTAAGCAATACCTTCTTTATCCTTAGGATAATTCTTCTTGATATGCTTCACCATTCTTTCATACTTTTTTCCAGGAGGTGCTACCTCCTCTAGATCAACGGATTCTTTTTGCTGAGAAGTAAGAGCTTTAAGAATATACTTCTTGTTCTTCTTTTTGTCTTCTTTATCTTTAGGGGCACCGTCTTCAATGCTAGGCATTACTTCGACAGATGCCGAAGTCACTTTTTTTCTTCTTCAATCTCCTGACGAAGTTCTGCTTCTTCCTTCATCTTTTTCTTAGCGCCGATGATAGCAGAAACTTTCTTACGACGTGAGTGAAGATACTTGTCAGACTTGTCTACCTTACCGTCATTATTAATATCCTTGTCCTTTCTGTCAGCATGGTCACCTTTAAGTTCCTTGTGGTTGACAGCATCCAGTTTCTTTTCAGTAAGTTCCTCACCTTCTGGTTCAAATCCTGCCTTGACACAGTTGTCAACAGTCTTGCCACCCTTCTTCTTAGTGCCAGCAAGCTTGTATCCCTTCCAACATGCCTTGCCATCAAGACCCTTTGCCTTGCCTTCAATGACATACTCAACACCATTGAGTTCAAAAGTATAAGACTCTTTCTTCATGTCTTTCTTGTCGCCACAGGCACACTTTGCTTTACCACATGACTCACACAATTCTTTCTCCTCACGGGTAACCACCTTCGTGGTGTCTCTAATCTCTGCTCCGAGTGAGTATTTGTTACCAGAACCAGTACGTACATCATTGGCGGGGTCAGGAGCACCAGCGCCTGCTTTAATATCCTTAGCACCTTCATCACCTTTCTCCTCCTTACCTTCTAGTGAGGGGATTGATGTAGCAGCATCAGCACCACCTTCTCTAGTGGGAGACTCAGGACCTTGCTTCTGCTCAGCAGGGATACCTTCCTCAGCAAGATGCTGCCCAAATCCAGCGCCGCCCATCCAGCGACCATACGATTCGATGAGAGCCTTAGAGAAATCATCGTTATGTTTGATATCAGTCGTTGGTTTTTGACGTTCCATTATTTGTAAAGATACTACTTTTCCTTTCTTTATTTATAGTCTCTTGTACTTCACGTATATCATGTACCCAAGCACGGAACATATCGCCACTCTCAGTGATAGCGATAACATAGTTAGGACCAGCACGATGTACCCTCCCTGTTTCTCCCGTATTGGTATTGAACACCAGATCTCCTGGTTGATAAACTTCTTTTAGGCGAAACCGTTGCTGGTCCGCTGTCTTTTTGATGTCCCTAAAATCTTTCATTTAATACCCATAGCTTTTCGTACTTCCATAAACAATTCCATCTTCTTTTCGATGTTCAATGTATCTGGAATGCCCTTCTGGAATGACATAAAATCTGCTTCTGCTGCTGCTTTTCTCATCTTACTTGCTGACATACCAGCGGCACCGTCAGCATCAGGATCTCTTTCACCAGCAGATACTACTTCAATGTTTCTGAAAGTATACTCAATACCATTGTATTTTGTCAACATACCTGTAAAGGAAGGAACTCGATCACTACCAACTACCATGGTAATATTTTCATAGGTTCCTTGTAAATGTTGTAGAACATGAATAGGAGTTTTAATATCAGTATTGTACTGAATGCTCTTAGCATGTTTAGGGAACATCAGTTTCATGTACTTCACTTTTGTTTTAGAATCCAAAGGATTCTTTTTCTTATCTAGAGAATGACTGGTAAAAACCATGTAGTCATCTCTACCAGCTTGCTTAGCAACTGCTTCAATAAGTTTCTCATGTCCGATAGTAGGAGGATTAAACCTACCAAAAGTGAAGACTACTCTGCTCATTTCCCGTCAACCCAGTCCTTTGATACGTTAAAGTTAGCAACACTAAACTGTAAACGATCCACAAGCTTGACTGCTTTAGAGTCTTCATAGATGGCAACGTATCCTTCTGGTGAAGTTACTTTATATCCATTCTCACTTCTCAGGTAAGTTCTAATCTTCTCACCTTTCTCAAGTTTACGAATAAACAGTAGTTTTGCCTGCTGTAATGTAGTATATAGGGCAACGGTTTTCAGTAATTCTTTCTCGTTTGCTTCGATAAAATCCATACCATCATACAGTTTTTTCAACTTACCCGCCTTTGCTTTAGGCGTCTTAACTTTGTCTACTGCTTTTTGTACTTCACTCTCAAAATACTTTTTAAAATCACGTACAAAGTTAGAAGCACTACTAACTCGTCGTCCCTGTCTAACATACGTGTTGAAATAAATCTTGAGTCTTGGTCCTACAGTTAACTGATCGTTTGCTTCGATCTGTTCTTCTATAGTATCTAGAAACTTCGACGTTTGTCTAACAAGAGACATCGATGCTCTCTTCATATTTTTTAATTTTTGTGCTTCTTGCTGAGTGATCAATAGATCTTTACCAAGTTGTCCAGTCTCAGCACTGAGCACCAATACATCATCAGATTTTTTAAGTTTTTTTATATCGTAACCAAAAGTAGCAGACAAAGAATCAACAGTGTTGCCTCTATACGTTGTGTGAAAGACAACACCGATCTTTGCTTTCTTCGCTTTCTCGTAGAGAGCGGATGACTCTGGTATGCAATATGTAATTGTGTTAGGAGTAAATGTGATACATCTCTCCCCTTTGATTGTTTCATACTTCTTGTCGTCTGTGAACAGAAGATCCCCTTGTGCCACCCCATTAATACCAAGGGCAGGAAAATACTTAAGGGCATCTTTCAGTTTAGAAACAAGTCCAGGAGCATGACCATGATTTACATCAACGTCAGTGTCTCTAAAATTAATCTTAGCATTTTTGTTGAACACCGACTTGGTGCCCACAAAAAATCTTGTTGAACCAGGATAGATGCCACAAAAAATAGCAGGAGCACCATCCCATTTCGTAGTAATTTTAAATGTATTTCTTTGTTTGCCACTGAATGTCTGGGCAAGTTCATCCAAGAACATAAAAGCATCCTTGGCACCCTGACTGCCGTCAAGCAAAATGCTATCTTCAAGGTGTTCTAAGTGAGTGTTCTTAGACATCAGTACAGTTTTCCAAAAGGTCCAAAGCGGTCACCCTTCTTCTGGGCGAGGAACGTCATGTCAGTCATGAACTGGTTACGTTTCTTTTCTTTCATGCCCATGAGCATGTCAAGGAAGTACAGTTGCATCATCTTTGACGTAGCAACATGAGTTTCGGTAGCAAGGACGACCTGGAAATTGTTGACTGCATCATCTTCATCGACAACAGTGTCAACCCCCTTCTGCCTCAGTGACTTAATTATCTTAGCATACTCATCCTGTACCTTGGTGAAGTCCGTGAGACTCTTTGGATACTGTCCATGCTTGTTATCGAAGCGGACACCATAGTCAATCATTAATTTTTGTACCATATCAACGGGTGCCTTACCTAGGCGAGCAGCACCTGCTCCCTCTTGTGTAGGTTCCCACTTCAGATTAGAGAATCCAGAACTATCATTGCCTTTGATCTGAAAATTGTATACAGACTTAGGTGCTTTAACAAAAACTCTGGTGTCTTGTGTACCGAATGAGGTAACACCTTTTTTATTTTTACCTAGAGATAGATCAATTTTGATTTTATCTATCTCAAAATACATCTCTTTATACGAAGCAAAGTCTGCCTCACTGAGATTGACTCTCTCATATCTTGCTTCGTTACCAGAAATTTTCTTGAGTGATACACCAACCACAATGTTATCTCTAAACAAAGTTCTTAGAATAGCATTTAATTCTTGAAGTGTTTGACTCTTACCACCATCAATAAGATCTTCAATCATTTTAATTGTTTTATTCTGATCTTTAATCAACCAGATATCAGCAGGGTTCCAATTATCTTTTTGGGAAATTTGATACTTTGTTCTAACCAAGTCTGTAACCCATTTCATAAACCCACCATCACGAATAAACTCCGTGAATCTAGGACTTGAATATTCAATCAGCATAGTTTTCTGCTGTTTGTAATAATCATCTAACCAGGAATCATCAAACTCTAATTGAGACAGTTTCCAAATACTTTGTAGTGCTCGGTATGCTTGAGTGTCTTTTCTAATATCTTCAGAAGAATTATATCTTTTATTATTCTTGAGAACACGTTGTAAAATATAAGCAGATCCACGTTCTTGAGCAGCAGTAGTCTTAGCATCTGGTTGTCCACCAGCACCTGTCTTTCCTGTAATTTCAAAGACTACTTTTTTGTTATCAACATCAATTTGATACTTATCTTTGCCAGATACACCACCAGGGTTTTTAGAAA